GTCTAACCTCATATAATAAATCGTTAAATTCATCTCTAATCTCATATAAGTTATATTGTTTGTATATATTAAGATTACTATCATACATAGTATAAATTCCATCTTCCATACTTTTTGTTTGATTACCGTAAAGTGCAATTGCTAACGTATCAATATCATGTTCAGCCAATTCAATATCCATACTGATTGGATTAAAGAATGTATTAGTCATAACAATATTTTGATTAGGTTGACCAATAAATGGTGTCGCATTTGCCTTATTAGAAGGTGCACTTGAAGGTGATACCGTACAAAATATTAAATCACTTCCCCCATCAACATATCTATATCTTATCGCCTTTTGAGAACTATTGCTCAAATTAGTCACAACTGGTTCACAATAAAATGCTGATGTAACAACTCTATAAAAATTAGGTATCTTAGTCCCGTCGCTATTTAAATATTCGATACGGTAACCAATTAGTCCTTGATTGATAAATCTATTTCGATACTCTTGCGGTACCCCGTTTAAATCGATGATTATACCCTTAACATTGGGTAATGATGATAATACACCACAATCTGTAATAGTGGTTCTTATTTCTACAGGTCTTATATATAATGTGTATATACCTATTTTATTAAATTCTTCAGCTGGAAGTTTTAAGTTATATAAACCACCTAATATTTCAACATCGGCATTACCTCCTGTCGTTGAACTGTGGAAATAAGGTGTTAAAACATCTTGGGCGTTCAGTTTTGTTAAAACAAAATTTGTCGTAACGTCTCTTGATGGAGTATAATTTAAAATTATCTCAACATCTTCTGGTGACATGTCAGCTGGTCTTACTGTTCCGTATGTTCCTAAAGCCATTTTTTTTACTCGTTATTATTGTTTATTCTAAAGTAACCATACCCATAAGATATCATGTCACCTAAGTTATCCACCTCTCCAAGTCTTTGTAGTGATTCAAACCCTGAAAGCTTACCCCTTTCAATAAATATTTCAGATTGTATTTCTGGCGAGTCAACTACGTTAATTAATACTTCTTGTTTAGTAATTGCGGACGCAACTAACTCATTACTTGTTAAACCCGAAGATTCGGCTATATATAATGTAGTACCATCTAAGTAATCGTAGTATTGAACATTATTAATTGTGTAGGAGGTGTAACCACTCGTTATTTGGTCCACTTTACCAAAAGGTTGACCCCCCTTAACCACTGTTGTGGTTACGTCAAATTGAGTATTTCCATATAATTTAAGTTCAGATAACCTTGAAGAACTAAATCCACTCAATATAAATGGTACCGTTGTAAAATTATTAGACGTTTGACTTTGTACCGTATTAGAACTATCACCTGTAAAAATATAATCGTAACTTATAGGTATTCCTGACCAACTACCTCCTTGAGGTGTGAATGTAACGTTACCATAAGGATTAGTTATTGTTACCCCTGTTGTTGGAATATAAACCGTTTTCTCAACTATTGTTTGTCCCCATGGATTATTTTGAGTCAATGTTATAACATAACTATTAGTTATATTAGGATAAGTATGTGATAAATACTGAGGTGCGTTTGACGTTAGTGGTTCACTAAATCCGTCTCCCCAATCGACAATATAATCAGACAACTTTAAAAACCCTTTAAACTCATCAGACGTGTTAAATAACCTTATCGTATTTTGATTAGATGGGTCACCTGATGTTATAAAATTTGATACCACATCTTGTTGTAATGCAAATCCATCAAATGGAGTATAAAAACCATAGTTTTCATATGTTTGTCTAAAAACGATTGGTACTGTTAATCCTGTTAATAAACTACTACCATCTGTACCCCCACTTAATATTTGAGTCATACCAGTATAAACACCAAAAGTGTTTCCACTAAAGTATTCAGTAATAACGTCACCTTTTATTGATTCGGGCGAAATCTTTATGTAATATTTTTCTTCCATTATTGCGGATTAACATATTCGTACCATTTTATCCCGTTAGTTAGTTGACCAACGCGGTTACCTAAACCATATCCTTCAAACACCTGATATTCATAATTATTAACATCCAAATCAACCTTATAATAAAAGTATTCAGATTTATTAAATTTAAACTTTTCACTTATTTCTGATTGTGGTCGATTAGTCATTCTAACAAATTGACCTAACTTTGCATTAAAGAATTTTGCCGACATATAAAACGTATTTACATCAATATATTCTCTACCTTTTAACCAATACATAAAGTAACCTTCTTTGTCACCAATATAATCCAAATTAAATGTCGGCCTTCTAACCTCGACCGGTTTAGGGACACTCGGAGTACCAATATCAACTTGTTGTTTTACCCCTTGTTGGGTAGGTATTATTATTGTAAAATAAAGTCTCTGATTCTCAGATTGATTAGAGTCATAAAAATCTAATTTAAAAAAACTTCTTCTAAATGAGTTGGCGTAATAATATAATTCTTTATTATTAAAACTTATACCACTATATGTTTGATAAACCGATGGGTCAACGTAATTATAACTTGATACCCATAAATTACTATTTGCGGGTGTAGTATTAATCACATCTATATTCCTGTTAAAAAATGAAAATTCGTAAGTAGTACTATTATTAGGTTCACCATTATTTGTTAACCATTTTTTATGAGCGTATCTAGTGGTTTCAAAATCCTCAATAGGGTTGATTACTTCTTCAACAACATCGTTTTCATATTGTTTAATTAAATCTTCCCTTCCAAAATTATCGAAGGTAATTTCAAAAGGTAAATTAATATATGTGTCGTTATCATTAACGGTTAATCTAAATTTATTCACAATTATCGATTAAAGGGGAAAAGTTTATGTCATTAAAAATATTATTATTTCTCATCAATGGTGTTTGTAAAAACAATATTTCAGTAAATGGATAGTGTTCACCGTTTAAAAAAGGGTTGTTGACTCCATTTCCATCAGTATCTATAAACCCATAAGAATATATGTCTCTCCATCTCCATTGACCCTCATAATTAGAAAAAAAGGAATAATCAGGGACACCACTTACATCATTTTTATCTCCAACCTCAATATAGTCTGAGTACACTCTTAAACTTATTGAATGATGTGGATTATAAGTATACCCATCAGGTAAATTAACTGGACCTGATGTTGTAATTACACTAGGATTAAATGAATATTTATGTGACATTTGAGACAAGACCTCTTCTCTTTGTTGGAATTCATTCCACTCACATAAGTCACCTTTTAATTCGCTACCTATAGGTAAATCTTTATTAAAATAAAATCTGATAGGATTTCCGTTATCCCCATTTTTAGTATAAAAATCAACATCAATATTATCTTTATTATTTATGTTTTGTTTTGACCACCAATTATCAACTATATTTTCTCTAAAGTTAAATCCCCATCCGACTTCTAACCCTTTAGTTGGCGAACCATTTGTTGGTGGAGAATTAAAATAACCCATATACCCTTTATTAATAATAGTAACAAATAATTCAGTAATTGGTCTGTCTAAATTATCCATTAATGAAATTATATCAATATCCTTATCAAAGGAATAAGCAAAGGACCCTCTACCATCTTTAACTGATATTCGAGTTACCTGATTAGGGGTTAAGGCGGAATACTCTAATTTCTTTTTAACTGGAAAATTATTCTGTTCAAACCCCATTCTTGTTAAATCGACATTTGACACATCTGTCAGTGTTTTATGTTTTCTAACGTAATACTTGGACATAGTCTCTCCAGAATTCTGAGGGTTTATAACTCTTTTTAAGTTACCCATATACCCATCACTAATCTCAACACCTGTAAACCCATAATTATATACGTTAATTATTTTATCTTCATTACCGTATGATTGGTCACCTAAACTATAAACTTCAAGAAGATTTTTACCATTTACAGGAGTTTGTAAATATATGTAGTCACCTTCATTTATATTATGTTTATAACCACAATAAAAACTTATCATATTCTTACCATTAACTACTCTATTTTTAATTGAATAAGGTATTCCGTCTGAAACATTAAAAGTTAAAGTGACATTAGTCTCATCATCCGTATAAGACATTATCTGATTATCATCGTTGGCATAAGGGTAAGTTATGTATGCCGACCAATTATATGTGGAAGCACTTTTACTACGGTAAGGAATGTGGTTAGGAATTCCCGATGTACGAAAAAAATTAAATTCATCATATGGTGGGTACCCCGTCCAAACCGCGGAATTCACATTACCTCCAGCATCGATAACAGTTTGAGTCGGATTTATTAAATAAAGTTCGTCTTCAAATGGAGAGTAATTACTACATCGTCCAGAAACTGTATTATCAAACAAATTAACTATTTTTCCCGCAATTCTAAATTTTGTAGATATTTGTCGTTCATGGTCAAATCTTTCTTCTAAATTTAATAATACTGTCCTGTCCCCTTCAATTATACTTTTTTTAGTATTTTCTAAGGGAACTTGAATAAATAAATCAGTGTCAGGTGCACCCGCATAACGGTCCGACCCTCTAACTATCCTTATATCTTGATTATTTTTTTGATTACCCATTATGACTCGTTAAATATATATTTAGTTATAAATTTATTCATAGCACTTTTACCTCTTTTAAGTCCAAAATAAAAATGAAATGGTGACCCAACTCTAAATGAACCACCCCCACCAATATTATCAGCAGGATTAGTATTAGGTGGGTCAGGATAACCAGGAATATTTGTTATGTATCCTGTACCTTGAGAATTATTATCAGGTTTAGCGTACCAATTAGCCCCATCAAATGTTTCATCTTGATAGGTACCACTTTTGATGTCATTAGAACCCGTAACCCATGAATTTTCCTCATCACCGAATAAAGTGGAACCATTTATTTTCCATCTATAGAACGGTACAACTTGAGTTCCCGGATAGTTAAATTGATTAGTTATTAAAGGACTTTCAGAAAATGTAATTTCTCCTGGTCCAATAGTTCTTCTGTCATCAGTATCACCTGTAAACCAAACACCTATTTTACCATCGTCAACTGTTACCGAATCAAGATAATTACCTGCAATATATGGAAGTACTCCAAATTCACTATTAATTGAAATTAATTGAGCATAATCACCGTCTACTCGTGAATCAAAGAATTGATTTAATATTCCACCCTCTCTTGAAAATAACCCCTGTATTGAGGAGTCTCCTGTATTGAGAAATTGTTCAAAAAAGCTGGATTCAATTAGTCTAGATATAACAAATAGATTTAACAATCCTGAAATATCCTGAAAGGAGGTAGATTCTACTTTATCGATAATATACCCTTGAAATTCTGGACTTAACATAAGTTCTTTTAAGAAGTCTGTTTTAGGTCCCAAATCCATAATCGTAGTAGGTTGCCAAATATTACTATCGTTAGAACCTATATAAGATAGACCGCTGTTAGTTTTTAAACCGATGAAATCTCCGTTATAATACGGAGCAGACCTATAATAAAAAGAATTAGAATCAGTATTAAAATATATTGGTCCTCTTAATTCTCTATCACTAAAAAATAATCCAAACCCTGTTTGATTCGGGTCTCCACAGTATTTATACCTGTCGACCTCATTATTACTATCAAAAAACGTTCTCTTTTGAAAAGATGGCATATATAGGGTACCGTTAACCCAATTATTTTGAAAACTATGTCCTACAACTCCTCGACAAACCGCAAACATAAATTTAATGCGAGTTCTCCATTCAAATAATAGACCATAATCTGTTGTAAATAAACTGATAATTAACGGACTTTTTACAAAAACATAACAACCACCGACAACTCTACCCGCCCTGTTACTATCACAAGGGTCCGCTACCGCAAAATTAGCACCACTACCTTCATAACATTTTAAAGATACTAAACCTTCACAGGTAAAACTACCTAAAACTGATTCAACAACACTACTACCCGTGTCTCCAGTTAAATCATTTAACCCCCCTGACGCATCTCCAGAACTATTACCTTGTGTTGTATTTTCTTGTAATGTAGAGTCTCCATTCTCATCTAAAAGGAAAAAAGAAAAATTATTATTTAGGTGTAAAGCAAAGTCTTGTAAATGGTCAATACTAGTTTGTATACCTAATTCTCTATTAGTTGATGTTGGTAATCTATCTGACCTGAATATTAATTTATTTGAATCAGTCATACCAATAGTTGGTGGCGACGCCATTGTTCCCCAATAAGATGGTGAAATAGTATATAAATCATCATTTGAATTATTACTTTTTATGACATCTCCCGATGGCTGTCTTGAATATTGGTATGATGAACCAGCTATCCATCCTTGTCCAATACCCGGTGTTATATCCATATAACTATTAACGTCCGCTCCACGACCATTAGTCGTACCATATTCATTTTGATTAAGAGTGGTAAATTCGGGACCCATAGAGTTATAGTATGCAAACGCAGGACTATCAAATGAAGTAAATAGATTACTATCTGGTGTGAATAAAAATGATTCATGGAACAATGTTGTATCACTATTATTAGGAGAATCATTCCACGTACCAGTATTATTATTTACCGTAATAGGATTAAAGTGTCTTTTAGGAGTATCATTATTAGTTGTTGGTTGTATAGGAATATTAAGACAATATTCACCTGAGAATTGTAATGCGGCCTGACCATATGATTTACCAAAAAGTGGAGACATATCATAAAGTATATTTTGTTTAGGAGAATATGGGTCAACTCCTCTGTTTAAGAAAACAATAACTCCATCGTCACTAAAATTGTTATAAGGTTTCTCACTTATAGTAACCGGATTTTGTGGCCAAATACCATTACAATAGTACCTACATATTTTATCGAAAATATATCTCCATAAAACTGAATTATTCTTTTCCGCAGTACTAGCATTATTTATCAGATAATCATAAGCATCACTCATTTTCATAGTTCCCATAACCTGAAAATACTCAACACCTGACTTAAATTTATATGACTTTCCAGCTTCTGTATTAACCAAACTTAAATTAACATTCTGAATAGCCCCATTTGGTTTTTCATATGAAATAGTTTTTGTAATATAAGCTGAGTTGTTAAAGACCATTGTTCCAGTAATTGACGTGTCTCCAAATTGATTTGCAGTTGTTCCACTAATATTAGGGTCAGGTACTAAAAGACTATCAGTAAATGAACATATTTGACCTTGTGGAGGTGCACTTTGTTCATCTAAAAATGCTATTAATGGTAAATCCTCAAATTGATTATTACTTGAATTTACAGTTATAGGACCATATTGGTTGTTAATAATTGTTGTTCGTATTTTAGTTGGTCTACTTGATGAAAAATACCTAAATCTTTGATTGACCGCATTCATCGCTTGAGGCCATGATACATCAAATGGTGCCCTTACATCATCATCTCCTCGTTTTTCAACCGAAAAAGGAGATTTAAACCAAGATGGTTTAGGGACATCATTACCGTTACCAAACCCGTCATCAAAATCTGTAGGTGAAACTCCTGGCCCTTGCCATCCCGCAAAAATTGTCCTGTTAAAATTAGCAATAAAGGTTCTATTATCCTCATTACTAGCACATTTACCATCACAATCACTACCTTCACTACAATTTACAGGGTCATAAGTAAGTAATTGATTTGAATCAATCAATGCTGAGTTATTTTGAACCGCAGTTTCTTCCCAATCCTCTAAAAGTTCTTCACCTTCAGGAACTATATCTGCGGTGGGTTCACATGAACATGCCTCACAGTCAGGATAAGTCATCATAGGTAAGGTCAACTCTTTAAATGGATTTTCTTTAGGAATTCCTGGTATAGTTTCTCTATTACAATTAGCATTAACAAAAGGTATTGCGTCAATAATCTTACATAGAGTAAATATAATACCATTAACAAGTCTCCTTATGAATTCAATAATGAAATAAAGTATAGGATAAATAAGAGCTAATACGTGCATTATTGGTAATAAAACTACTAACACAGGTGTCATAAGATTTATTAAAACCCCAAAAACAAAATTAAGAAAATCAAAGTTTCTTTGTCCGTCATTAGTCGGGAACCTGTTATTTTCGCTCATACAGGCCCTATCTGTTATTTCTTTTATACCATAGTGAGACGCTCTATTCCATCCAAATTTAAATCTATCAATATGTGCCGCGGTAGTATAAACTTTATTATATCCAAATATATAAAACGAATCTTCACATTTAATTGCCGCATCCTTATCGTAGTAATCATTCCAATCTAGTGAAAAAGAATATGATTTATTAAAATTTAAATTACCTAAATTAGTTCCCGTATTTGGTGTACTATCCCAATGCTCTTTAATATTAGGTATTAAGTAATTGGCTCTCATAATTTGAGATTGAAGCCCCGCCTCATTTTGCCATTTAACCTTAAATCTATATTTACCTTCTGTAGGTACACCAATAGTAGGGTCTGGAGAAGTCACTCTTTCTCCAAATTCATTAGTTGTTATATAATTTAGATTCATAGGTATATCAATTAACCATGCACCATCATTATCGATTACATTACCCCCATCTTCTAATCTATACTGTTCAAGAACAGGGTCACCATTTTCATCTTCATTTATGGTTTGTCTAATGGCTAAAATTTGACCAGGACTCGCAACTGTATCACATAAATTTCCCGTATCTTTTTTGGGTCGACAGTTTGACTTTATATAGTCACTCTCATTAGATGAAAAAATAGACCCCATAAAAGTGGAGTGAGGAGTTATTTCTATTCCTTGGTCACTCAAGTCAAAATCCGCTCTTGTAATTCCAACGTCACACATGTCATCTTGACCCCAAAATGATGACACATCAATATCTTTAACTTCATTAAGTATTTGTGGTAATGAATCAATATTCTCAGAATCTTTAAATAGTTGTCCGTTGAATTGAGAGGGTACTCCTCTACCCATTCTTATTAAATCAGATGGTCTTAAAGAAAATTCACCCATATTGGATAAATCTAAATCCATAACTAATTTTTGGTTACCTAATGGTACACCAACAATCATAAAATCACCCGATTGATTAGTCCTTACAGAATACTTATAATACTTTTCATACACTTGTAGCACTTCTTTACGTGTTAAAACATCGTCTACAGTAGGAAATGTACCTGTCGCGTTGTGACCGTAATATTCATCTTTATAAGGTAAAAGATTATACCTATAACCGTCTTCGTTTTTTGTAGTAGGAGTTTTATAAGGATATAATGTTGATATTATTGGGTCGGACTCATCCACACTATCTAAAGGTATAAAAATAGAAATATGAGCGTTAGGTACACCTAACCCCCCATTGGCAATAACACGACCCACAACGACACCATAATCGGCACAAAACTGTGTGTATAAATCTTCTTGTCTTAATTTTAAAGACAGAATTTCTAACGAATCAAAATCTTGGTCAATTTTAACATTAATATTTCTATCAACACCAGGTTCTGTTCTTATTCTAATTGATTTTGGCATAATTAGTTTTTAAGATAAATAGTTATTCATCCTAATTTTAATTTGATTTTGTCAAAAGTATATGGATAGATTTAAGAGAAGTCGACATTTTTAAGTGACTTAGCCCTTACTTTGATATCGTTATTGGGAAAACGAATTTGATACACCTGATTTGGTTGTGCGAAAATTGTATCATCAATTAACTTTATTTCTTTTGTTTGACTATCAGAATATCTTTGTGATGTCTGTGAATTAGAGTATCTACCACCAACTTTTCCGAAAACTTTTAGGTCAGATAACGAAATAACTCCAGGAATATCCTGAACTATTCTTCTAACATCTGAAACATTAACATTTGTACCTAATTGTTGTCTTTGTGGTGAAAAATAACTATCCACAGAATTAATAATGTTTGTGATAATTTGTCCTTGATTTTGAGTCGAATCCATAACAACCGATAAGTCAAATTCTAAGTCCACTACGTTCGCACTTGATATGGAAATATAATCATTTATCATCCTATAATGTGATAAATAATTGGCGATATTTTGTTTTAATGTATTAGATACCGATTCAGTTAGTTTACCTTGAGTATCATACGAAAGAATTTCAATTTTTATTTTATTATCCTCCTCAGTAATTGCGGCCTTAGCTGGTGCACCATATCTACTCGGCATTGTCCTAACTAAAGAATTATAATCGTTAACCGTAACTGCTCTTTTTTGTGCCGCAAAATTAAATGATACCATATTTCTAACTTCCTCAGCGGTCGGTAAATCACCACCACCAATTGCCGCGGTAACATTATTAGTTCTTAAACTTTCAATTACATTTTGACTAATTGTACTTGACGGTCCATTTACATCAAAAAATGTCGTACCGAATTGAGTTAATGTATCAACACCAATATTAGAGGCTTTACCCCCACCAACTCTATATTGTACAAATAATGTTGTGTTGGCCCTAACGGTAACACCTAAACCAATATTATTTTGATAATCTTGTATTCTTAACGGAACACCTGTTCTTGTGAATTCTTGTAGTTGCTCTTCAGGTGTTGTAGTACCACCACCGAAATTTATCTTACAATACCCCTCAGGTGTATATTCAGAAACAAATCGTGTTTCAGTCTCAATATACTTCCCAACTTTAATTCCTGGTTGGTCAGCAGGTTTAGTTGGGTCCTCAACAAATATTTTAGACTCAGCCAACGCATCGACTTCATACCATTTATTAGTTGAACTTATAAATTCATCATATGTAGGTGGAGACTGATAGTTAACACCATCTTTTTGTATTATAGAAGTTATACTAATAACATTCTTTTCAGGTAAAAAGAATTCAAAAAATGGTC